GGAAGAAGATGAAAAGCCTGTCAAAGAACCCACAGCTAAAGAAAAATCAGCTACTAAATTAGTCAAGAACATAGACGACAAAGCTCGTTATGACGAAACCAATCAATTAAAAACATTGATTGTGATGCAAATCTTAGGAAACACAAAAAGTTTTTTTAACAACCAATCGACCTTACAAGACAAGAATGTCGATGAGTACCTTAACAAGACCATTGAAGATCAATATGGTCTCTTATTTCAACTAGCACAAGATGTAACTATGGAGGATATGATAAATGCCCAGTATTGAGTATCAAGGAATGAAGTTCACTGGTGGTAAGTTCTTTCTTATTTTGTCTTTGATAGGTGCAATTATTGGTGGTGGTTGGACTGGTTATAAGTTTTACGATGACTACTTGGATATGAAAGCCAAGATAGAAGAATACACAGCACCTGATTTATCTTCTTATGATGAACAAATAGCAGTTTTGAAAACAGAAATAGATTCTATTCTTGATGAGATAACCTTAGTTTCTGATGTCGCTAAAGACCTCAAGAATGATATGAAAACAGATTTACGACAAATGGGTAATGACATACGACATATTACAGAGATCGTAAACGATGTAGAAGATAGACAAAAAGAAGATACTAGAGAAATATTTGATGAAATTAAAATCATTGAAGATAACCTTAACTTAAACATTAATAAGGCACTTAATAATCCACTTAACAATATGTCAGCAAAGGGTAACAAATGACAACAGAAGTAGTAAGAAAACAGGGTAATAGACCAAGCAAATATAAGCAGTCTATCCTGTCAGAATTATTTGAAATGTTAGCGAGAGGTAAAACTATTCGTGAATGTTGCAAAGAATTAGATGTATCTTGGACCACATTAAGACAGTGGATTAACAAAGATGAGAAGCTCAACAGACAATACTTACAGGCTAAACACGACAGTGTCCTTTACACGATAGAAGATTTAGACAAGCTCCTAGAAGAAGCCAAAAAAGATCCAAAGTTAAATATGACTAAGGTTAAACTCTTAGAGATCATACAAAAGAATGTGCATTTTAAAGCTGGTAAACTAGCTCCTAAAATTTATGGCACAGAAAAACAAACCATGTCTATTCAAGACCAAAAGGGTAATGAGTTTAAGGTAGAGTGGTCTAAATGAATTTAGATATAAAAACAGTCTTACCCTATCTTGTAATCCTTGCATCATTAGCGATGACATGGGGTATGTGGAGTGAACGATTAGAAGCTGTTGAAGCCAAAGCAGACTCTATCTCAGCCATGCAACAAGATATAGCTGTTATTAAAGAAAAAATAATTTGGATAGAAAACTACCTTATAGGTGATTAATGAAGTTTTTTATCGTCATGTGGTTATGTATACAGTCACCCACTGTACCACTTGATAAAACTTGTGTTACACAAGTAATTCAAACAGCAGGTTATGACTCGATGCAAGAGTGTAAATTTAATGCTGTCATGTATGCAAACAAAGTAATGGTTGTTCCTGATATTTATGTGACAACCTTTTGCACTGAAAAAGAGGTGACAACAATATAGGGAGGAAGATGTCTCGGATTTTAGTAATCTCAGACCTTCACGAACCATACAGTCATACTGATAGTTTTGCTTTCTTAGAAGCTATCAAGAAAAAATACAAACCTGAAAGAGTTGTGTGTATAGGCGATGAGTTGGATTATCATGCCTTATCTTTTCACGACTCTGATCCTGATCTACCTAGTGCCTCTAAAGAATTAGAGTTAGGCATTTACAAGATCAAAATGATTGAGAAGTTATTTCCTAAAATGGATTTGCTTCATAGCAATCATGGATCAATGGTTTATAGAAAGAGAAAGCATCATGGCTTTCCCTCTCTTGCAGTGAAGGACTACGCAGATATAATAGGTGTCGATAAGCAAAAGTGGCGTTGGCACGATAGGCTAATCATAAAAGATAAATATGGCGAATATTATTTTTGCCATAACATGAATAAAGATCCTGTAAAATCTTCAATGTCGATAGGCATGAATTTTGTACAAGGTCATTATCATACAGAATTTCGTATTGGTTTCTGGTCAAGCCCTGAAAACTTACGTTTTGGCATGAATGTGGGCTGTCTTATTGATAAAGACTCTCTTGCATTTGCCTACTCAAAAGTTAATATAAGGAGACCTGTACTAGGTTGTGGAATGATAATTAATGGTGTACCACAATTAATACCAATGATCCTGAAACGAGGAAACAGATGGGTACGCCAACTATGAAAGATAAAATAAATCCACCATACTATATCGGTACAAAGATACAGGTATCAGATTTTATTCACGAATTTAAGCTCGATTATTTTCAAGGAAACATTGTCAAATATGTTGTTAGACATAAATTAAAAAATGGCATTGAGGATTTGGAAAAAGCCAAATGGTATTTGGAGAAACTTATAGAATGTACGAAGAAATTAAATCTGCAATAATTCACCACGAAGGTAAAATTAATAAGATTTATAAAGATCACTTGGGCAACGCTACGTTTGGTGTTGGTCATTTGGTACTACCGACAGACGACCTCAAGGAAGGAGTAGAATACGATGATACAACAATTATGGAATACTTCGAAAGAGATTTTGACCAAGCTCTACATGACGCAAGGTCATTTATCAAAGAAGAAGATATTGATCCTATCGCTTTTGGCTGTGTTATTAATATGGCATTTCAGCTAGGATTACCTAGATTATCGAAATTTAAAAACTTTCAATACCACTTAACAAAGTGTGATTATCAATCTGCCAGTGATGAAATGTTAGACAGTCGATGGGCAAAACAAACCCCAAATAGAGCTAACGAACTGGCAGATACCATGAGGAAAATATAATGTTAGGTAAATTATTAGGTGGCGATTTAGTTAAAAATGTTGGTGGAATAATAGATTCTTTACACACTAGCGAAGAAGAAAAAGCACAAGCTAAAATAAAACTAAAAGAAATAGAAGCACAAATAAATAAAGCACAATCTGATATTAATTTAGCAGATGCAAAGTCTGTTGCTGGTGGACTATCAGGTATGTTGCAACGATCATGGCGACCTTTAATTGGAATGTCATGTGCTTTAGCTATATTTTGGGAATATGTATTAAAACAATTTCTCATGTTTGTTATAGCTACATTTAGCTTAGATACAGCACCTTTACCTGAATTAGATATGGGTACACTTATGCCTTTAGTTATGGCACTTTTGGGCATGGGAGCTTTACGCACCTACGAAAAAAAAACTGGGGTATCTAAGTGAGTACACTTAAAGAAGTTGAAGCATTACTACGCAAATCTAAAAAAGAAAACAGAGAACTAAGAAAAGATAACGAAGAAAAGGATCTACATATAAAGTTCCTTAATGAACGATTAGATAATTGGGCAGATAAAAATGCAAAACTCAGAGAAGAAATACTTAATGTTACTGTCGATGATGTTATTGCAAAACAAAAAGCAAAAGCAGAATATGCCTCATCTCAAAATAGATCACTAACAGAACAATTAGAAAAACAAGAGAAGGTAGAATTAGATGGCAACTTATCAGGGTAGAACAGTCAAACTCAATAAACCCATGAAGGGTGATGTCAAAAAGTTCAAGGTGTTCGTAAAAGATGGCGACAAGGTTAAAAAGATTAACTTTGGCGATCCTAATATGAGCATCAAGAAAAATTCACCTGCACGAAAGAAATCTTATTGTGCGAGATCAGGTGGAATTAAAGGAAAGAATAATAAACTATCTGCAAATTATTGGTCTCGTAAGATGTGGAATTGTTAAGGAGATATATATGCCAAAAGTAGGAAACAAAACTTTTAAGTACACAAAAAAAGGTAAAGAAGAAGCTAAGAAGTATGCCAAAAAGACTGGTAAGAAAATGAAAAAAAAGAAGGGTTACTAATGCCAAAGAAAGTACCTGAAGGATATCACAGAACCAAAGATGGTAGAGTTGTAAAAAAAGGACTCTACTATTACATGAACAAAAAGAAAAAAGCTGGTACAAGTAAAAAAGGCAAAGGCACAGTTTCTGACAAGGCTCTAAAAAAATCAGCTAAAACTGCAAAAAAATAATGAAGCCACTGCTATTAGTCAAATGGATTGATAGTGGGTTATGTGATCCGACATGGATCGAAGCTAGTTCTTATGAAGATAAACCGATGCCAATTTGTATGACTGTGGGTTGGCTCTACAAAAAAACCAAAGACAAAACAATATTATTCTCAAGCTATTCGTTAGACAACAATGAATACAAGTCAGGTAACGAAGGCACTATCCAACTTATTCTCAACAAGTGCATTATTGATGTTCAAGAGGTTTGTTAGTTTCTACCTCTGAACACAAGTTTAACACCTCTTTCAAATCCCCCTCAAAACAATACCACTTACTCCCCATATAATTATTAATAGATTTATTATCAGGGTATATTTCCCTAACCTTTTTTATTTTGCGATAGATTGTTTTTTCATGACAATCAAATATCTTTGCAATATCTTTGTATGTATATATTTTATCAGTCATTATAAATGTATTCTGCTATCTTCTTCCCACTTTTTAAAGTAATTAAATTAGCGTCTATGTTATGTTTTTCTTCTTTTAGTTCTAATATCCTAGCAGGTAATCTAAAACAACCATAAAGTTTTAACGCATCTAATCCATTAATCTTTCTATGTTTCTTTAAGTGATTTAATATATCCTGTTTCTGACTCATACTTTGATCCCCTTTTCTTTTGTTGATGTTTGCCAAGCTGATATCACGATCTGAGCATTTTCCCTTTTAACAAGATTGAGTGTATCTTTTTTCATTTTTAACTCTAACTCTGTTAAATACTCATTCCATTCACGACTAGCTCTAGCGTTTCGGTCTTGCTTACTAGACTGTGCAACACCATTTTGTTCTTCTTGTAGTTGAAGCTCTGCAAGTTTCTTTGCTTTCCATTCCTTAATCATCTCCTTATTAACTTTAGCCTGTACGACATCTTCTACGCTTTCAAGTTGTACTAAAGCATCACCAACTTTTTCTTCTAGTTGGTCAATAAGGTTATTGGGAATGATCGCCATTTTTGTATTTTTCCTCCTCTATTCTTAGGATTTCTCGTAAGTTTTTAATGTAAAAGGTATGGTTTACTTCCTTATCAGACTCAGCACAATCATGACAAATTCGGCAGAGAGGAATTAAATTCTCATAATAATCTAAATACTTACTCCCACCCATAGCACGATTTCTATAATGATGTGTATCTACAGCCATGTCGCCACAGTTTACACATACTGCATCTTCAGGTATTTTCCAACCTCTGCCCTTAAACAACGCTTTTGTGTGTTCTTTCAAATCTAACCTTTCCTCTCTTTCTTGTTCCTCTATCACCCAATCAGTAAATGCTAAACTCATTTTAGTATTCCTATCTATTTATCAATCTCGCCATTCTTTAAGAATTTTTTAAAATATTTTAACCAATCCATTTGTTTAATATCCCTTCTTCTCTTTCATATTTTTTTTCTATTATGGATTCAATTTGTTGTGCTTTATTTTTGCCAATATAATCATCTAACCAAAAAGAAACATTTTCGTATTTTTCTCTATGAATACTTATTGATCTAGTACGATGACAAGCATACATTTCCATAAATCCTCTTAGGCATACAGCTTTTTCTTTATTGCTTAATTTATCATAACTGAAAACTTCATCGTTTACCGCATAATCTAATTCTTCATTTTTATAATTACTAAACATCTCAGCCACAATATGTTCTTTTTCGTAAAAATGATCTGACCAATAACAATTATAAAGTTCAAAAAATTGTTCGTGATGTTTTGGGAATACTGTTTTCAATAAAGTATTATAAACAAGATTATCATTATTGAAATTTACTTGATCTACAAATTTTAGAAATTTAATTTTTAAATTTTCATCAACAGGCAATCCCTCATCTTCATTACTTATATGTTTATCGTCAAAATAATTTTTTATAAATGCATTTTCACATTTCCAATTAGAAAAGGCATATTCAATTTGATTTTTGAAATAATTTTTAGCTGATTCTAAATCATAAAATTCAATCATATTTCCGTCTGAAAAATATAAACTTCCAGAACGACTATTCTCTATATGAAGTTCAAAAATTTTTTCAAATCCAAATTGTAATTCTAATAACCTCATAATCCTCCATTACTTTTGCAAAATTCAAATAATTTCATTTTTTACTTAAATGATCTCCTATTGCGTAAATCATGACAGCTATAAATATTAATATTAATAACTGTAATGATGATAAAATAATTAATGCCATTTTCTTCTCTCTTTTACTTGGCTGATGTGGTTTAAAAAATCTGTTTTAGCTTCATCAAAAGTAAATCCATATTTACTATCAGACTCTACTCCATAGTAGGCTTTACCTTCATATAAGTGATTAACCTTAGTTTCGAATACAAACCAACCACATTTTAATTCAGCCATGATTATTCCGTCTACAACTCTTTCCCATTTTTTAGAATCGAAGTGTGTACGCATTAATTTTTACCATTAAAATAATCGGATCTTGTTTGATTTATAGCACAGCTAATAGCAATAGCTCTTTTATTATCTTCGCTTAATGATTTTAAGTTTGAATAATTATTCATTAAGTCAAAAGCCCTATCTATTAATGTTAAATTCTTTTCCATTGAGTCAGTATTAACATTCGAACCATAATCAAAATCGGTACTAGCTTGTGGTTTCTGTCCTGCAAATGGATCAGTTCTTGGATTTTCATCTCCTACAGGATATTTTTTTGGCATCTTATTAATGACCGCCATCTGTTTTTCAGATGGTTTGTATGTACCATTTTTCCCTTTTTCATAAAAACTTTTTTCAAAGTCATTACAACTCTCAAAGTCTACAAACTCCAGAGCATCTTTCATTGTTAGTTCCATATTAAATGTCCTTTCTAAAACATCGTTCAATGATTGCATTATTATCGTAAGCCTCCCTAAATAATCTAAATTGGTCAAAACCTAATGTTAGTTTTTCTATATTAAATTCTTTTGTTTCGATTTTACCATTGTTTTTTGGTAGTCTAACAATAATTCCTTTTTGTACATCAACATTATCATTTTGATTTATCAACCAAGCGTATGCACCGAGTTGTATAATCGTATCAGTGTAAATTCTTTTACCAGTTTTAAAATCTATTAGTATGTAATTACCTTCTTTATCTTGCACCAAAAGATCAGGGCAACCACCAAACTCATAACTTTCACAAACCATCTGCTTCTCAGACCAAACAATTTTATATTCTTGCTGATCCCACCATTCTGTAAATTTACCGAAAGCCTTTTGAACTTTTTTATCATCAGGAACTTCATAGTCTAAACCATGAATGTATTTTTCTGCAAGATCATGAACGCTTGTACCTTGTTCCCCTGCTTTATCTCTTTCCTGACGATAGTCTAAACCTTTCTTCCCACAATCCCATGCCCAGTGTATTAAAGCATTAGAGTCTTTAAAACGACCAATGACTGTTGTTGTACCGACAACTAATTTACCATTACTTAGTTTGTATTGACCTGTTGGCATCTGCTATCCTTTTCTGTAATTTTATTCCTGCTTTCTCAAAGCGTTCCATAACTTTAATAAATCTTTTTACATCAACTGTTTGTATTTCTTTTGATTTTTTTTTCATCTCGCTTCCTTTCTATTAGGCAGACTACACTTGTGTAGTCGAATTAATATGATGCCAAATTAAAGTTTTTTGTAAATCGGAGTATTTATTATTCTTTAATCTTTCCTGACAATCTCTTTTCAACCTATCCTCTTTCATCTTTGTGTCACTATAGTTATTTTGTAAAGGAGGAGTAATAGTATTTATGACGATGTGAGAATATTTGTATTTGCAATCTGCCATGAGTTAGACATATAGTAATTTTAAATAACTAGCAAGAATTATTTGGTATTTTTTTTATTTTAGTATATACATCAAATTGTGTCTGTATTTTACAAATATTTGTTAGATAGAGATACGGATAAAAACAGGGAAATTAGGTTTGTTTTGTGTGTTTTTGAGGTTTATTTGGAATACAAAAAGATTTGCACAGAAAACTTATCTGATTTTAAAAATATGGAAAACATTATTTGGAAAGGAGTTTTACTAGAATATGGATCAAAACCAAGTGAAATGCCCAACTTGCAACAGGCTACACATCTCTACAAATTATTCTCCGACCACAAAAGAAAAATTGATACTCCAATTTATACTCAAATATCAACAGGAAAATATGCCTAGTCCAAGCTACAGAGATATTGCAAAACACATGGGTTTTAAAACAACTAACAGTATTCACAAATATTTATATAGACTGAAAGAAAATGGTTATGTAGATTTTGTCCCAGCGATGAAACAGAACGTCAAGGTAATTAAAACATGATTGAAAAATTACCTGCTATGTATTTCTTTCCAAACGATTATATATCGTCTACTAGGACCTTTACAATGGCTCAGAGGGGTATTTATACAGACCTTTTATTCTTTAGCCATACGATGAATGGCAAAGGATTACCTTGTGATATTGACGAGCTTTGCAGAATGATTTTTCCCATGACCTTTAGCTTAGAAGAAGTGGAGCAGATGAGGGCAGACCTAACCTTTGTATTAGAGAAAAAGTTTTATTTGGAAAATGATCGGTACTTTAATAAAAGGCAACAGATTGAGTTTGTAAAGGGTTTAGAGTTGTCTAATAAGAGAAGTCAAGCTAGAAAGAAGTCTAAAGAAAAATTTGATAGTGTTTTGTCAAATCAAAAAGGGTTACGAGTAGATAAAGATAAAGATGAAGATAAAGATGTTAATAGTATATTTATATATATATGGGAAAATATTAAAGTTCGTAGAGGATCAAAAAAACTAGCATTTGAAAAATTTAAGAAAATTAAAGATGTAGATCCTGAAACAATTATTACAAAATTTAACAAATTATGCGATCAAGTTAGTGATGATAAATATATACCTCACCTAGCAACTTGGTTAAATCAAGAAAGATACAATGATGAAGAAGTTTTCAGCATTGAAGATTTTATAAAAAAACATAACATCACAGGTAATTTTTTAGAAGAAAAAGACGGATTGTTATATTTTACAACTAAAGAAAGTTTCGGAGTCATGGATTGGATTTATGATAAAGAAGGCAATTACATCAAA